ATTATAGAATGTTATAATATAGTGTATTTTGGAAGGAGAAGTATGAGTGAGAGTAGTGACAGGAATGAAGAATACCTGTATAGGTATCTATACAGGTCCTATACAGGTCCTATACAGGCCCTATACAGGTCCTATATAGGTCCTGTATAGGTATTAAAGACATTAATTTTGTATTTTTACATTACTGATGCCAGGTAAACAATATAAAGAGGCTAAGGTGTGTGACTGTGGTTACACTACATTTGAATCAAGCAATTGGTCTACACACAAAAAAAGATGTAAATTAGTTGTGACTGCCGACAGAGAACTCATATGTACTCTACAGAAACAGTTAGCAGTCAAGGATGAGCAAATGAAAGAGCAATTGGCAGCCAAGGATCGTCAGATCGAGGAGCTGATCAGGGCAACTAAGAAACCCCGTACGGTGACCAATAACACCACTAACAAATACGTGGTGGAGCAGCACATTAACGTGTTTGGTAAGGAGTCTATCGAGCATATATCCCATGAACAGATCCAGGCTCTACTGGCCGATCCTGCGAATGCAGTGCCGCAGTTCATCAAGCTGAAGCACCGGAGGGCGCCTGATGGTGTGAATCAGAACGTGCGCGTCCCCAATCAGAAGCGGGCGATCTACCAGGTGGTGGTACCGGGTGAGGACAATGAGAAGGAGTGGGAGAACAAGGCGAAAGGGGAGGTGTTGGAACAGCTGTACGATGACAATTCTGGTCATTTGGAGGCGGAGGCAGATGAGGAGACTCGGATTGGGTCACAGTTTTTGGACCACCAAGATAGGGTGAAGGCGAGTGTGGACGGGGGAGACGGTGGCAGGCGGTACAAGGAGCAATTAGACAAGATTCACTGTGTCATGAGCACCTGAACGTTTCGAAGGGTTTATTTAAAAGGATTAGAGAATTTATAGGACGTCAGAGATGCCACGAGTGAGGGAAATGAAAGACTTTATCATTAATGTAAACAAACAAATTGATAAATCAGTGAATGAAATTGGAGAGAAAAAAACTATCAAATTATTACGAACCCAGAATCACCCTCTGGCTATTAATAGTAAAACGACAATTCATTACACACATTTGCTAGAAAAAGTTAAAAATCAAATGATCCAAGATGTTTGCAAAAAGTAGCAAAAGACTAAAGGAAACTCACCGCGCCAATTGAGATACAAATCCCCTTGCAAAACTAGCCGGAGAGGATGCCCGATTCGAGATGCTCGGTTTCCCCGGTCTCATTGCGTTTTGAACGCGACCTGCGGTATTTGCACCCCGTCTACGGGCGTTCTGCTGCACTTTGTCCCCTGGTGATATCCTGATGTTAGTATTCTTTATGGCTCGATTGTTACCACCCGATCCTATCATTGCCTTCTCTTTTTGACCGACTGGGGGTTTCGTGAGTTTTTTTATTGTGCGTATCGGGTTCTTAGCGGAGCCTGCAAGGTTTTCGAATGATGTACCAGTTCCTTTCAGGTTCTTATTGAAGTCGGGGCTGGGGATGCCCATTTTCTTATTTGCCTTCTGCACACCACCCAGGAAACTGGGCAAAAAGCTCTGTCTAGCGAATCTTTTTCCAAAGACCTTGAAAGACGTAAGTTTGTTAGTCAATTCTTCTATTTCGCTCTGAACCTCCTCCGGTTGCAGATAAGTGTTGTTTTTGGATGTCAGTAGATACTGTCTCACAATTTTTTGGAACATCTTTTTGGGTATAGGTCCCGTGTTGCCTAGGAGACGTAGCTTTGTTGCTAACGAAAACATATCCTGTTGGATTGCCTTGGCGTTTCTTCTTGCCTGGTATTTAGCTATTTCAGTGAGCGCTTCTTGAGTGGTTAATCCCACGTGCAAATACAGATAAAATTGAATACATTTCATGATGTTGTACAATTTAGGGGATTGCAACTTCAATTCTAAATTTTCACCCTTTGCTTCTAAATCACCAACAGCAGACAGAAATCTGTCCATCAAATCATTGAAATGTGTTCCTTTCAACAATGACCCGCTCTTGAATATAGGAATGCAAACATTTTCCATTTGTCGTTGTACCAGCCCGGCCACGCCTCCGGTAGAGTCTTCCAGCAAATTGTTGAACATAATGCTGGCACGTTTCTTTATCTGATTGTAGGAGCCATGACCAGGGTGTAGGGGCAAGACCAAAGGAATTACTGGTTTAGTTGGTCCATCAACAAATTTTTTGGAAATTCCTAGCGCCCTCTCACTCCCTCCGTGTAGCAAGTAGTCGACTTTTTTGCCACATCCAGTGAATATATCACCATCAAGCATCATAAAATTGTCATCCAACGTCTCTGTATCCATTTTTACGTCTTTTGAACTACGTTTTAGACCTGCCCCCATATTCTTTAATTTTGAATTATCTAAGTTCAGACCTGTCACTTTTTTAGGTCCCAAAGTTGCTGAATTCCACTCGTTTGAAACGCCTAGTAAATGTTTTCTCAACATTTTGTGTCTGACATTTTCATTTTTCAATTTATTTACATTGTATATGTTCTCAGAGTTCTTCTTGGACAAAAGGTTATTTGACAAGTTTTCGTACCTATTTTTGGGTTTCGAACCTGCTGGGATGTTCAGTGCAGAATTCATAACATTATCAAAGGCACGTTTTGTAGGCTCGTTTATATTCAAGGTCTTTCTGGACATCAAGATACTGTATTCCAATTTAGGTCCGGTAACTATTTGAATCTTAAAATCAGATCCGGAAGGGTTATGCGGTCTTTCTGTTGTGACTTGCATCTTGTTACCATTTTTATCTAATCCCAACCTAATTTTGTATGGAGCTGTCGTGGGATCATCATTATGTCCAGTTGCTTGTCTGATTGATGTAAAAACACCAAGGGCCTCCGATGGTGACATCTTTCCAATTTTCTGTCCCCTATATGCAGTTTTTATGTGACCGTATCTTCCTTGAGTACCATGTTTTGCCTCGGGTTGTAAAACGGTTGTACATATGTTATTGACCGTGACAAGCTCTAAATCACCCTTGATTCGTGACGGCTCGGTACCGCCATTGCTCGAATGATAATTTGGATGTGACACTGGGAGATTTGGCGGGGCGCATTTGTCACTGTAACACCCGAACGGCAACTGAAATGCGTCTTTGTTAATATCAGAACAGAACCACGAGCGACCCAGGCGGTGATAGCTTGTACTCCACGGAGCAGACGGATCTCGAGGGTTGCATGCATAACCATAACACGTCACACCCAAATTGTCTCCAAGGTTCAGATCTTTGAACTTAGTCAAAACTTCCTGAGGTTTCAAGGGTGTGTTTTTCTTTTGTTTACTATTAAAAATTCGTAATTTGCTGCGAATATTCTCCACTCGTCGGTTATCGTACATTTCTCTCACTAATTGAATCCAGTAGTCTTGTGCACCACTTGTCCCAAAAGATCTCAATTGTTGATTCCACAGTAAGTCGTCCGTAGAGGTGTTCACATTACCAATCTTTCTGTTCTTCCCCTTCTTAATAAGGGAAAACAATATTGATGAAGATTTTTTCTTCCATTGATCATTATCATTAAATGAAGCGAATATTTGACTCCCCGGAATTGCGAAATCAATACTTGATTTGACTCCATATGTTCCTGTTGCATATTTTATGAATTGTGACTCAGGTATGTTAGCATCTCTAACTAATTTTCGGACATGATCTGGAGTTAAATCAGTTTGTGTATCTAAAACAGCAAAAACACCCTGTTTTATTAGTGACAAATTTATTAGTGCGCGTGGTCCTGTTAGATCTTTTATATACAATACTCCATATTTTTCTTTTAATGCTTTGTAGACTACGTTTGAAACGATCAAATTATTACTATTGTTATTCACTTCTTTGTTCATGTTTTCCAGGAAAAGTCCAGAGAATCTGTTATAGAGGGGATGTAATTCTGATCTAGTATTGTTTCTCGTATAATTTAAGTACAATGCCGCATTCAAACGTTCAACGAAAGAGTGTAGAACCAGTCTACGTTTTACTAGTCTATCTCCGAAAACTGTCCTAAAGGGGATCTGCTTTCTGTTCAAAGACTCCACTACCCCTTGAAAGGGTACTAACTTTGAGGCTCTTGGATCTGATTTCCACTCGTCAAAATCTGATGTACTAGTCGAAACCACCCGTGTATCTTCACATTGCAACAAAAAGTAATTTTTTGGTAGTTCCGTCTGCTTTTGTGTTTCACTAAATCTGGCTTGATTTTTATCGTCAGTTGTAAGAGCCCGAACGGCGAGTTGTGGTGCAAATGCGTGCGACGAGAACACAAGATGAGCGGTGTTGCTGTCCGTAATCTTCGGGTAAGACGCACAAGTATAGTCTGTCGTTCCTTCATCATAATTGAATACAGTGGTAACAGGCCTTGTAGGCCCTTTCTTTATCTGATATACAGGTGATATCAAGTTCTTAGTTGATAAGTGCAGACGTGCGTATGTGTTTACTAAGAGGGTTGATCGTCCCGTGTCGTCCAAAGCGTCAGTCATTGCTATATTTTGCGCTCTGCTTCTTTTCCCCGGGGCCACTCTCTTGAGTTCGTTAGACACTTCCTTCTTTCTTCTCTTCAACTGTTCTAGAATTGTATTTAATTGTTGTTTTCTGCTCCTATTTTGATTTCTAGTAATATTAAGTCTCAAAAGCTCACGTTCCTTTTTCTCAATTTCCTTTTTGAGTGTCATCATATTGCTCACGTTTGCGAGTGACAGGTTGCTGCTGGCGTTTGTGAATATCATCTTTCGTTTCCTCTCTTTGTTGAGAGCCATTTTGGCTTCTTTTGCTGTCGATTTCAATAATCCGTGGTATTTTTTCAGATGTTTCAAGATCATTCTACTCATTTGACTCCGAGTAGCCAGTAGTTCGTCTTCTCCACAAAGGTAACGATTAACTATTTCTTCAGCTCTGAGCATAATGTCCTCGTAAATAAAATCCGCCATGGGGGCCCCATTGGGTATTTGAGGTGCGCTCTTCAAATAATTGATGTTATTACTATTCATGTGATGCACAATAATTGCATCAAGTATGCTATCACTAACTATCAATGATTCACCCAGGTATCCGAATTGCTCCTTTGAAAAGTTTTCTACATTGTTGTAATTTGAAAGCAATTTTAGACCACTCCTGTAATTTGCCAATCTCGGCATGCACTAATATAGGGTTACATTTTTTTTTTGCTTCCGTGTATTAAAGATAGAGGTTTACAGTGAATAAAATGAAGGTATTCCTGATAAACTCTTTCAATTCTTCCAAATATGTACAAAATGCTCAAAGACTATCTAATCAATTATATGTCAATGGTTTTACTAGTGTAATTGTTTATGGCGGTGCATCTGATTTTGCTTGCTTGCAACTGTCTGACAAGAAGTGGGTCATATCAATAAAAGAGAATCTTTCAGATAATAATGCATTTGTGGGATTCGAACGAGCATTCAGTTTTGGACATTTCAGAGAGAACGACTTCAGATCCGCAACATACATTTACATTCATGATACTTGCCAACTTTCGGACAACTTTGTAGACAGAGTAAATAAGATTCCCGCTGTCACAGGCTGGTTTTTCGCTCACATATATGGACTTTACAATATTGGAGTTTGTGATCAGATGTTTTTGCTTACGCGTGCCAACGACCTGAAGGGAATCACTCACATTCCTAAGGATAAAAGCATCGCGCTGGAACAAGGCGAAACGATAAATGTTGAAGGATTCGAAATCAAACCGTTGTTATACTACGGTAAACGCACACTCGCTACAGTCATCACCGATACGATTTCGAATTGTGACTTCATGTCCTTAAACGCAATTGGAGAATCAAGTTCTTCTAAAAGGTTCGTCACCTACATTGGTGCGTTGGGACTTTACAAGCTAGTTGGATCACACGTTTCTTATTTCGTTCCTGTATGGGCGACACCCTCACATGAAGTGCGAACTCAAGCCGACTACGATACCATGAAGGCGTCATTCTCAAAGATTCAATTGTCTACACCCGAGCGTGTACTAGGCGTCATAACACCGTGGATCCCATTACCACCCTCCCTGGATTAGGAATACCCAGGCACCGCGCTACTTCAGTGGGGGCCACGCCACCAAGTGGCGCGCGCACACCATAATTGTCACTTCATATTCTCCTCCCATTTAGTGATAAAGCCTGAACCGTCACCGGGATCTTTATACCACTTGAGTGGGCGTACAGGAGTGTAGAGACGTCTGAAAGCGTTACCCAAAAATCCGTCATTGTAGTTTTCATCATTCACCCTCACAACAGTTCCAACAAGCCGCGTCTCCATAAATGTCTTGACATTCTTCAAGGCATCCGCGGCGGTGGATAGTTGCTGTAGCGTAAATGCGTCAGTCTTTGTGACATCGATAAGAGAGTAGCACGGAGAGGTCTCAGGGTTGTTCTTAATGAATTCCGTCATACAAGTGAAGATTTCAGAAACGTCTTGTGTACTACAGTTACGCTTCGTTTCGGTGCTAACTGTCACGAAATCCCTAGGCTCTGTGAACTTAAGCAGCGAAACACAATAAGACTGATTTTCAAGAACCTTATGTTCTTTGCACCCATGGACCCTAATCACTTCTTCTTTCAATGATTCCATTTCTTTCAATGATTCCATTTATTTATGCCGAGTAAATAAAGTCTTATCTTTAATCCGCAATATTAAATCCACTGTAAATATAAATGGATAGACAAATACCAAGGGGTTTAGATTCCAGGATAATCCATGTAGATAGTGCATTTCGAAGGTCAGACGAGTCCGTGAACAAGTACACAGTTTTCTTTGATTCTTATGACAAAAGAAGAGCAAAAATTATAAAAGATGTTGTGGGATTACGTATAAACAAAGCCACTATACCCAAAGTACATAATAATATCATACCGGGACTCAACATACTTAACTTACATGTAACACCAACTTCAATAGTGAGTAGAACACTACAGTCTGAAAGTGATCTTATACAATATGTAAGCGACTTAAGTTCTAATCTAGTGTTGACTGTAAATGATACCAGATTGAGTAACACCCGCTACACTGAACTACAAAGAGGACTACTTCAAGTTTCAGCGCCTGATACAGTCACTCGTCAGTACGAACTAAGTTCTACAAATGGTAACCAGTTGTTGGTTTCATCATCCACATTTCCCAACAGTACTTTTTTTGAAAATGATCATGCAATGTTAGTAACATCTGAAAAGAAAAGATGGAATATATCATTTCCTATCACACTCAGTTTATCTGTTGCAGAATCTCATAGAATACTTTTGAAACCCGGTTATTACCCCACGTCTTCAATGATTATTGGAGAATTATTTGAAGCTTTCGCCACGGTAACTAGTACGGTCAACACGAATCTTCAGTACTACTACGACTGGAATGCTACGAATACGGACGCAGACGGAAACACCCAACAAATAAACGGCTGGTCGGTCTACAAGGAAGCACGTGGTAAATGGACACTCTATTTCAGAACACTTGGTGAAAACAATAATATGAATATCTATTTCAGCAGAGAGCCCGGAGCACATGACGTACTTCATCAACTTGGTCTGAGATCGACTCACTCAACCAATTGGGCGATTCCCACACCACCACCTGCCACTGATAATTGTCTGTACAAGATGACTAGGCACACTATAAATTCACCACCCTCCACTGCCAACTCAGACAACACAATTATTGGTCGATCTACACTCAATTTCTCAAGTATATTCGAACTTCAATTTCAGCAAATCAATCTCTCACCACGACGGTATGTAGATATAATCATAAAGAATATACCAAATTCAGCTTTGATAACCAACAGTACGATTCACAATGATGTTTTCGCAAGAATTGACCTTGCAAAACATAATGTATCATACTCTTCTTCTATGACTACAAGCACTCTATCGAACACACAGGAGGACTTTGACGAATCGTCTTCATCAGATACGTACGCGGTTTTTGAGAACAACACAGTTCATAAAATGCCTCTATTTGATCCTATTAGCATAGACCATTTAGAAATAAAACTTGTTGACAACATGGGATATGCCTATACGGCTGAACGTGATCATACAATACAAATCGAATTGACCACCCTTGGTGACGCAACCGTACCGTTTGATTTTCCGACAAACTCTATAGGATCCGTTTCACCACCCCGTAGGCAACTAAAAGAACTCCCAGAATTTCCAGAGCACAAACCAAGAAGGCGATATCACAAAAAGAAAATGAAGATGAAACCAGACAAGATTCCTGAACCAGAAAATCCATCACCAATTTCTGACTGGATGTATGATAACAGACTGGAAGTCGGAGCGGGGACACTTACATTTGTCACAGTTTTATATGTTGCAAATAAACTAGGAGCGCTATTTACTCCCACACCACTCCCTTCTTCACCATTCTCACAGACCTCATCTGCTTAGGGGACTTTATGCGATTTACGCGAAACAGAAGCTGATTTCGAGTTCGAATAGTTAAAGACAACCCCTCCTGGATTACAACACCATAAACCATGCCAGCAGCACCTCGTCAGATGTGGGCCATTACTATTAACACTGGATACGGAGTGACCCAGAAAGACTCCGACCAACTAGTCAAGATGTTTAGCAAGAATAGGTCGTTTCTCGTTACAGAGAAGACCGGAGATAAATCACACTATCACGGTGGCATCTACTTTCCAAAAGAATGCATCATGGGGAACGTGAGGAACCAGATACTCAGAATGTTCCCAGATTTCGATGAGAAACAAAAGAAGCACGCCATCATCATTAAGAACTGGTACAATATGGACTGGTATCAAAACTACTGTGACAAAGATGAAGACGTACAGGTCCTTCACGACACCTTCAAGCCCGAATTCGGTGAGGTGTTCCCCTTCCCAGACCCTGATGATAAACAAGATGTTAGGCCGGTTTCGGCCTGGTACCATAAGTTGGAGAAGATGATCCTTGAAGACATTCGTTTCGAGGAGCCCTACGATGAGGGGACTGTGCTTCTGGCCCTCAACACCTACCAATTCGTAGACAGGACCATAGAAGTCATAGCCGACCCCAAGCAACTACAGCAAAAGTGCCGTGCATTGGTCTCTTACATTTCCAAAAAAGCCTACAAGTCGTACAACAACAAGCGCTTTCGCACGGAGGACCAGGAGGAGGACGAGTGCAATGTCTGCCCAATGGGTAGAGTGAAGAGTTTAGAGTTTTCCAATCTCTTAAATTACTCATACGAACAGATTTAAGTATTTTTTAGCAATATAATACATTTTTATTCTTTCACTATGAAACCAAAAGCTTTTGCTCCAGGTTGTGTCGTCATAAGCGACACCGCTGCACTACTGCCTATGACGTACCCCTGCAAAACAGGTATGGGACATGGCTGATTCGATCTAATCTTGAAGGTCATTGCATCAACTGTGCTTTGCCTCCCCCCACCGAAACTCGTAACCGCCCGTCTGCTTACACACCCCACGGCAACACGCACTAATGTGCCCTTGTTTAAACCCCAATTCCCGAGCCGCCTCCGCACCCGAAGCGTACGGCACCCACGCCTCCGCCCCAAGCTCACGCCCTTCGACCGGCTTCGTAGTTTTGACCATTTGTGTGTGTTTTTTGTGGTTGAATTTACTTCTTTTAAGTCTTATTTTTACTCTTTCACGATGAAACCAAATGCTCGTGCTCCAGGTTGTGAAGCCATTAGCGACACAGCTGCCCCGCTGTTTATGATGTACCCTTGCAAAACAGGGATGGGAGAAGGCTGATGAGATCTAATCTTAAAGGTCATTGCGTCCACGGTAGTCGGCCAGCTTGTCAACCTGGTTTTTGTTGCATTTGGTGTAAGCATGGATGAAGATATCACCCTAACAAAAATTGTACATTCGACTGGACTAGACACATACAAATGAACAGCTTCTTTGGATCCTGTCTGATTCGCAACATGGAATATTGTGTCGGTTGTAAAATCCAATATTTCTTGTGCAGTTGAATTTGCATTTGGATAAACAGGCACTGGTTGTGGAACACCTTGTGCTATCCTTAGTTGATTATGTAAATTATTCCAAAAAAGAGTATCTTTCATTTTTGTTATACACAATCATTTTTTGGAGAGAAAAATATTATTGTATAACAAAAATATTATTGTATAAAAAAATATTATTGTATAAAAAAAATGGTCAATACAAAACACCTTGCTGTAAAGCAAGGAGCAATATTGCAGGAGCAGCACTTGTTGGTGTTCTTTTCATGATTTTTTTCATGATTTCCTAAACACTCTCATCTTCATCTTCCGATATCAGATTTATTGTTGTTCGATATGTTGTTCTGTTTGTTGTTCTGTTTGTTGTTCTGTTTGTTGTTCTGTTTGTTGTATGTGAATCGTTTGATGGCGCACAGACTTCTGATTTTTCCTTCTTCTTCTTCATACGCTTCATGTGATGCTTATCGATTGTCTTGAATCCACCGATTGATTCATACATAAATTTATATTTATAAGCTAGACTTGGATTATTAGTTCGAAGGCTTAAAACCAGTGCTTGAAAAGCCGCTCTAGTAATACCATAATATTCAAGTGTATTATTGATAAAAATGTTTAAAAATGTTTCACTTTTGAATCCATTTCCTCCAAACAACAACATTTTGAATATATGACCTTCTTGACAAAGACGAGTCATCATGCCATGTGAAACAACCATGTTTCCATCTGAAAACTTAAATTCATAAATGGTATTCTTATTGTTCACAGGTGGCGCAGATGGATAGTCATCACAAATGACAGAGGGATAAGAAGCTTCCACAGACCACTCTGGGCTATCAGCTACTGCAGGATTAATTGAAGCTCCAAAATTCATTTGAAATTATAATATATGGTATCTTTAATATGGCAATACCACCGTGTTGACGGGTGTGGCGGAGGAGGCGGAGGCGGGGTTGGCGTGGGCGGAGGCGGAGGCGGCCGACCCTCTCTCCATCAAATTGCCGTCTCCTACGACCCTCCGACCCTCCTACCCTCCTACCCTCTCTCCATCAAACCTGCGGGGTAGGAACAATCCACAGTCATCTTAACTCAATCTTAACTCAATCTTAACTCAATCTTAACTCAATCTTAACTCAATCTTAACTCAATCTTAACTCAATCTTAACTCAATAAAACTTCAGTTTTAGTAACAAACACACCAGTGGCGTTATTTTGGATCACAAACGAACCATCAGCTGATACTCCCATTCTCCATTGCTTATTAGCACCAAAATACATGAAATCATCAATTACAACATTCTCGCCATGAACATCACCATCAAAGTTGTACTTGCGTTGAGTTGTAGTAACATAAAGCTCACCAGAGTCATCAACCGTAAAATCACTATGAACTGGTGTATTAGACGGATTCAGTATACAGAGCTGTGGTCCATTTTCAGTAGAAACGTTCAGTTTTGCATATTCCTGATTAGTATCTATATTCACAGCTTGTTTTCTCAAACTAAAAATAGGAGAATCAGATACAAAGAAACTTCCTCGTCCTGATACATTCGGTATGGTCGGGAAAGAGAAATCCAAAGATTCTGCTACTGAATCAAAATCCAACAACATACCAGACCCATTTTCCCTGAATCTGACAACATCAGTAGCATCCTGGAAAAGATTGAAACCCTGTCTATTTTGTAAAGATATAGTGTTTGTTTCGACATCTGGAATTATCATTTTGTTGTTCACTGTCATCTCTCCAATGTCATTTTCGCTAAAAGTGGTATTCTTCACCACCAGGTTCTCAGAAATATCAGTAGACCCAGTGATTCGTGCACCAAAGCTGCTCAAATTTAACAAACTCAAATTTCCTAATTTATGATCTACCGAAAAATTCTCAAAAGATATCTCGAAGGTCTCGCATTGGAGAGTATTCTTATTTGCCAGGAAAACTGTCGCACCTAGCTCCTCAATGCTAAAACTACCATTCGTTTTTACAACTCTCACATCTCCTGCGGACTGAATCTGATTAGTACTCCGAGAAATCACCATATGAGTATTTTGGGAAAGATCGTTACTTGACGCAATTATGAACGAATCTGAGGCCTTCGAATACCCGGTTGAGAATACAGTAGTGTCAACTTTACATGTGAACATCGCCTGATCCGCAGAATCACCATAGGCCTCTACGGTCGTACGGGCACGTGAGCTTGATGACTGTAAGACCGCACAGTCATCATCGGTAGTACTCACTACATGCAAAGGAAAAAGGGGAGCCACATTCACGCCAACGCCACCACTTCTAACGTTTCCTCCGATTGTCAGTGCGTCTGGCAGTGATGATATTGTTGTATTAGGCAATGTAATCATGCCATCAATTTCTATTGGACAATATACCTTCACATTTTGAGAAGCAAAAAGTTCCATCAGTGAAACGGCACCATTCACGTCAGAAACAAATCTGAGGGATTGGGTGGATGTGTTACCCACCATCATCTCGAATGAAAGATTGGTGTTTGATGAATTTGACGGGTTAGTGTACGACAATCCCAATGCAAAAGAACGCAAAGATTGATCATCCGGGGTGGCCCAGTATATGGGAGCAGTAAACACACGTTCTTCAGTGAATAACTCTGACAATCTACTTTCAACATAACCTTTGTTTGCGGCATCTCCATCAACCGCTGGATTCGCCAAATTGTGTATTTTATTACTCAGCATGTTCACATTATTATGAAAAGATGACGGAGTCAACACTACAAATCCACTGCTCGAAACAGACAACATCTCTGGTACCATCAGGGCACTGCACGACAACACCAGATGATCGTCATCCTCAACACTAATAGAGCACTCATACATATTCAACTCATTCAAAAACATACTCCCCACGCTCAGACTCTGTGTCATTATGGTGTTTTTTCTTACAAATATTGTATCGTTAGTAGGGTCCATGTTCAAAAATGAATCTTCATTGAAATGTATTCCAAATGTATTTTCCTTCTCAAACGGATAATTCCCCACACCTACCATCCATTCTGCATTATTGTCCTCATTCACAAGCACCATACCACGTTTGTTGTTTCGTCTTGTCTGTAATTTTATAGTACTCTTGTCATCAGAAGTCACACTAATACCATCTCTGAATGGAAACGACTTTATGTTCACCCTGGCCCTCTCCGCGATATTGTCACTGCTCAACCCGATCCTTATCGACTCTCTTGAAAATGTCATGTAGTCTTCTCCACCCTCAGTGAATCCTAAACCATTACTTCGTATTGTTGAAATACCGTCAATGAAACTCGTTGTTACGCCAGAACACGATACCCCATCCGCTACTAGGTCGTGCTCAATCACACACGATTCGCCAATACTAACATGAAGAGGCACCAGGATATTACTTGAAATTGTCAAACTCTCATTAGCACGAAGTGTGTTAGTGGTCACAGTATTACTTGACAATTCAGGAACAATGACATTCTTTTCAAAATTTACATCTTCAGAAGAATTTATTTCAACTTTATCATGTTTCTCTACTATTGAAAAACTTGCATTCTGTGAAACCATACCAAACGACATCGTATCACTCAATATCGAAAAATCAGATGAAGTAAATACAATCTCAGAGTCTTTCAAAAGAATATTAGCTCCTTGACCTGAAATAGTACTCACACCTCTCGCATCTTCAAAATTCAATTCAGTAGTACTCACTGTCTGAACGGACAACAAAGATGAGACTACTGAATTACTAAACGTATTTGAAACCGAAATATTATTACAAACAATATCACAATCAACATCCAGATTGCCACTGGGGCTGCGGATTTCGTGAGCCACCAGCATGCCCACACTCAAATTGTACACGTCAGTGTCTGACAAATGTAAATTAGAACAAGATATGTAAAAATCTCCAGAATTCTTCAACATTCCATTTGTAAACACCAATTTATCTTCATCACTAGACAAAGTCAACACGCCATCTAATGTCAAACCCTCTGTATCAAATACAAATGAAGGTCCAGTTGTATTGACAACAAACAAATCTGTTGAAAAACTGCAATTTTTCAAGTTCATGGTTTCACACTCGATAGTTGTACACGAAACACTACCATGAAATGATGCTGAATCACTCTTTATCTCACCCCCACACACCAAACCTGATGTCACTAGTAGCTCCCCTTCAGATGATAAGCTGACTGATCTTTCGTCATCAAAAACCAGGGTCTCTACACGTACTGAACTTGTTGACAAAGTGGGTGCGACCAATGGGCTTGATATTCTCAAAGAATTATCAACAACATCCAAAAATGTGTCATTAAAATAAATTCTACTTGTCTCAATACTATCAATATGGCATTTCTCACTTGTTATTTCCTTTGAAACAAAACTTGTAACACTGGCCGTAATAGACTCCAAACTGTTTGTTTCAAACGTAGAACACGATATTTTTGACGCCTCACATGATTTTGATTTCAAAGTACAACAACTCAAAACATCAGAAATTATCAGATTCGATTCGAAACCATTTTCTGAAAAATTAATGACATTTTGATTACATTCAAACTCTATCGTTCCAACTCCGATCATACAACCGGTTGAAAGCACTTCACATGTCGATTTCTCAGCTACAATGATATTTGATGCTATATCATTGACGCTAAGTGTCTCACTCAAAATACTTCCTGTCGATAGTTCACGAGTTGAAACGGTATTTGCGAACATTTCGCCATTACAAACAACACCAGAAACACTCAGATCACCTGCTTTACAATACAGACCACCAAAGACTCCAACACCCTTAGAAATCACACACCCCCCCATTGTTATTTTATCATCTGCGACTATGAGACCACCTAATGTCACTGTTCTCACATCAGGCAAGTTGAAGTCTTCGCTGCACTTCACAGAATCAAAATACAAACTTGATGTAGACAAATAAATCATAGAACAATCTTTCACATCCATATGTGAAACGCTAATTGTACCACTTGTTACTTCCCCCAGAATTGCATTCTTAGTCTCCATTGAATCAGCAATAAATTCACTTGTACGGACGCTACCAGGGCCTGTAATATACAAATCAGTATGGTCATTATTAATACACCAGTGCTTCACATTCATAGAGCTCACTGAACACGATGAAGAAACTATAGTCTCACTATTTATAGTATTATTCTTCAAAAAATGTACATAAGATTCATCAGATTTCAAAGGTCCGTTGAATACAACAGTACCAGTTTCATCTCTCTCGATCTTCACTGAATTTATTCCAAGGGGGTGATTGAAATGTGCAACAACCGGTCGAAACTCATTACCGCTTATTTCAACAGTGTTTGTGTTAAAACTGTTACAACTCAACATGCCATGAACATTTGCTGAAGTCGTTATCTCTACTTCCTCCGGAGACAACAATAAGATATCAACCGTCCTTATATCAGTATCACCAATATTCACGGAAAAAACTATTTCGCCAGCTCGCTCGTTATTGTGATCATTGAAATGTTGCACACGCATCTCGCCAAGCTTGACAAGTTCATCTACTCCTATAACACCAGTACTTGGTCCTGACATATTTAGATCTGACACCGCAAAACCGTTAGAATCAACTGAAAAAGCATCCTTGTAGCTTTGTCCATCATGCACAGAAAAACGGATTGATTGATTTGGATTTGATATGTCCCCTGCCTTAAAAATTAGGTCACGATCCATTATTTCCGTGCCATAACGTACGGCAGATATTTCGTTTTGAACTTTCAATTGTTTAATTTCGAGGCTCCCAAAATCTGATATAGTCGCCATTTACATATACATGGAATAATCAATGCGGCGTTGAGACGAGTTTCCAATTAAACAACATCCATCCACACCTCGCCCTTCAGCACGGCCACCTCGTTGGGAACACCCCACCAAAACTCGTAACCACCCGTCTGCTTACATCGCCTTCACTTGCCCCACTCGTCCTCGAGTGAGTAGGAGTTTTTAGGCATCTATCGGGTGGAGTAGTTCCTGCCGGAAGTTTAGGAGGTATAAGCACTGTTTTTATACACTATTGTGCGTCCTAACTCATAATTATTACCACCTAACTCATAATTACGATAGTCATTTTTATTACCTATTGCTACTGTTGAACCATCATCATTGATAGATACGGAATATCCACTTTGTTGACGAGCTGCGCTGCTACCATCGTTTCCAGGGATCCTCGGGAAAAGATCATCACCTATTTGAACCCATTTTAATGCTGATGAATCGTATTTATACAAGCTTGTATGTCCTGAATCTTTACCATTCGCATCACTAGAATAAGCGCCAACTGCCATTATTGTACCAGCACTATTGATAGATACGGAATCTCCAGTGCCGTCTCCATGTACTTTAGCTCTAATATCCTGACCTATTTGAACCCAGTCATTAGTCTGATATTCATACACTCTTGCATACCCTCCTCTTCCACGTGATCCAACTGCCATTATAGTACCATTACCATTGATAGATACGGACGATCCACAGTAATCATGACCTTGCATAGTCGGAACAACATCGGAACCTTTTTGAACCCATTCTAATGAAACGTATTCAAACACTTTTGTCACTCCTGACTTACCTACACCATCTGTATTATGATGAGGTGCTCCAATTGCTACTGTTTTACCATCACTGTTGATTGATACGGAATGTCCAAAAAGGCTGTTTTTGTCTCCCTCTATATCCAGACCCATTTGAGTCCATTTATCATCTTTGTATTCATACACTTTTGTCCGATGAGACTTCGCTCCAATTG